ATACTGAGTCTGGTATTACTGTAGCCTATGTTGATGATGATAATACATTAGATTTTACTGTTGGAACATTAAACCAAGATACAACAGGTACTGCAGATAATATTACGGTTTCTGCAAATAATTCTACCGATGAGACTGTATATCCAATATTTGTAGATGGTGCTACAGGTAGTCAAGGTGCAGAGTCTGATACTGGATTAACATACAATCCGTCTTCAGGAACATTAACTTCAACGGTATTTTCTGGTTCTGGTGCATCATTAACTAATATTCCTGGTGTTCCATCAGAATCAGATACTAGTGTTTCATCTACAAGTGCAACAACAGTAGCAACATTTTCTGCATCTACATATCGTACCGCATTTGTAGATGTGCAAATCACACAAGGTTCTGCATATCAAGCAGGTCAGTATGCATTAATCCATGATGGTACAACTGCAACGATAGTTGAAAAAGTTGCTGTAGCAACAGGTTCTATGTTAGGAACCCTTACTGCAACTGTAAGTGGTGGTAATATGCTACTTCAGGTAAATATGGGAAGTTCATCTTCTGCAACAGTCACAGTCAAGTCCTCTACTATTACAGTATAATGTAGCGGAGAATGAATAAATATGATATAATGTTTTTATTTGACGTAACAAATGTCACAGGAAACCATTAAGTTTAATATTAGACAAGACGGTACTGTAACCGAAGAGGTTATGGGTGTTGTTGGTAATGAGTGTGAAAATCTTACTAAAAAAATAGAAGATAGACTCGGAAGTCTAAGTTATAGAGAAGTAAAACCAGAATATTATCAAACCGTTACTACAGAGGAAAATGTCTCACTTCAGCACCATCAAGACTAAAATTAAAGAACGTCCTTATTTAATTGAAGCACTTGAACTCATGGGTCATGATGTTCAGGAGAATCAACAATTGGTTATTAATAATCCATCTCATGCAGAAGAGCATCCAGAGTTTCATGCAGAAGTTGCAATTAGGAATGATATTGGGTTTAGGTGGAATAAGAATACAGAGACTTATGAATTAGTTGCTGAATTGGACACTTGGGATTTGGATGTTCCTGTTAGTAGGTTTATTGATAAAGTGACACAGCAATATGCTAGAATGATTATTCATAGTACCATTAAAGAACAAGGATTTGAAGTTGCTGAAGAATGGGAGATGGATGATAATAGTATTGAGTTAACAGTCAATCGTTGGAATTGACCTATATAAAATAGTTTCTTATTGATGATGAACAAGTGGATTGGTATTAGTTTAGGTGCAATTGTAGGATTATCCCATATTGGTATGATTGGGGTTATTTCCAGACAGCAAAAATTTCCAGTAGTTAATCTTCCTGTTGGTCCTTATACTGCATATACCGTTAAAGCAAATAAAGAAGGTTATTTAATTAATTACCGTGCAAATGATCCATTAGTAATGGAGGTGACTAAGGACGTTAAGCGTCCTGGCGGGTTTCTTGGGTTGGGTACAAAAACTATTAAAACGAGAGAACTCTACACGATGGATGGGTCTCAGCACTTGGAGGATAGGGAGTCGGGAAACGGATTATCCAAAACTGAAGTCGCCTGTATCAAAGCAGAAGGTGGAGGAGAGCAGACAGGAAGAATTGTCGGTGGGGGCTTGGGTGCTGCTGCTGGTACTAGTCTCGCCTCTGTGCCTTATGTTGGTTGGGTGCTTGCTGGTGCTGCTACGATGATTGGTATGGATACGGGTGCAGATATAGGTGGAACAATGGCAAGGGATTTGTCCAATTGTGAAGTTGAAGAGAATATTAAGTGATTAAATAATTTTATGTATGTAGTCTACGAAGAACATATAGAACAATTAGAGGAGGAGAATGCTGAGTTAAAGCAGCAAGTTCTTGTCCTCCAAAAGAGACTGCAATACTATAAGTTTGTTGTGAAAGAAGAAGAAACTGATAAATAATTAACGTATCGCTATTTTTAAACTATAATATGAACTGGTCTCCAGCACAAATTAGTGCATTAGAAAACTGTGGTGTCAAGGTCGAAGACGCTACTGGAGATATCACTTTTCGTGAATATGAGTTTATTGACATCATAAAACCAGAACCACTTAAACCTACAAAAGGTCTGGTTAAATTTGAAGAAGCGACACGTTTACCAAATTACAATAAAGTTGGAAATATAATCGACTGTTATTTGGCCTGGAGAGGAACAAACTACATGATAAAAATGTTTTTTCCTTCGGTCAAAAAACCCTCACGCAGAGAAGTTCAGGATCAGTTGCAGAAAGTTTATCCTGGATCTAAACTCTGGAACTACCAAGTATCGAGTCATGAACCTGGAGAACCAATCCTCCAAACGGCTGGAGGATGACAATAAAACTAAAGAATTAAAAAAGCAAGTAGAGAATTTAAAGAAAATTATAGAACTACAACAGAAAACAACAGAACACGATAGAAAATTTGGACACTATGAAATGATGTAATTATGCCTAAAGTTGATGAAATTTATCTCGGTAATCCGAATTTAAAGAAAGCGAATGTTCCTGTTGAATTTAATCAGGAACAACTTTTAGAATATGTGGCATGTAGAGAAGATCCTGTTTACTTTGCAAAACAGCATGTAAAGATCGTTACTCTTGATCACGGATTACAACCGTTTATGCCTTATGATTTCCAAGAAGGTTTAATTAATAATTTTCATAATCATAGATTTAACATTTGTAAGATGCCTCGTCAAACAGGTAAATCAACAACTGTTATATCATACCTGTTGCATTATCTGCTATTTAATGATAGTGTTAATATTGGTATACTTGCAAACAAGGCAGCAACTGCACGGGAATTATTAGGTCGTTTACAGACTGCATATGAGAATGTTCCTAAATGGATGCAGCAAGGTGTCTTGTCTTGGAATAGAGGTTCATTAGAGTTAGAAAATGGTTCCAAAATCCTGGCTGCTTCGACTAGTGCCTCAGCTGTTCGAGGAATGTCATTCAATATCTTGTTTTTGGATGAATTTGCATTCGTTCCAAATCATATTGCTGATTCGTTTTTTGCCTCTGTTTATCCTACTATTACTTCTGGTAAATCTACTAAGGTCATTATTGTCTCGACCCCCCACGGAATGAATCATTTTTATCGTATGTGGCATGATGCCGAACGAAATAAAAATGAATATTGTCCTACGGATGTTCACTGGTCACAAGTTCCTGGAAGAGATGATTTATGGAAAGAGCAAACAATTGCTAACACTTCAGAACAGCAGTTTAAAGTTGAGTTTGAGTGTGAATTCTTAGGATCTGTTGATACTCTTATTGCACCTAGTAAATTAAGAACTCTTGTATATGATAGTCCAAAGAAAAGAAGTGCTGGGTTAGATGTTTATCAAGATCCTAAGAAAGGTCATGATTATTTGATTACAGTAGACGTTGCTCGTGGTGTTGCAAAAGATTATTCTGCATTTGTTGTTATAGACATTTCAAAGTTTCCTCATAGGGTAGTAGCAAAGTATAGGAATAATGAAATTAAACCTATGCTTTTTCCAAGTATTATTACAGATGTAGCAAAGAGTTATAATGAAGCATTTATTTTATGTGAAGTAAATGATGTTGGTGATCAAGTTGCTGCTATTATTCAGTACGATTTGGAATATGAAAACCTATTGATGGCATCAATGAGGGGGAGAGCAGGTCAAGTTGTAGGACAAGGATTTTCTGGTAAGAAGACTCAACTTGGAGTTAAGATGTCCAAGACAGTTAAAAAAGTTGGTGCTCTTAATCTTAAAACTTTAATTGAAGAAGATAAAGTTTATTTTAATGACTATGATATATTAAGTGAATTAACTACCTTTATTCAGAAACACGGATCATTTGAAGCAGAAGAGGGATGTAATGATGACCTTGCAATGTGTCTTGTAATATACGCATGGTTAGTTGCTCAGGATTATTTTAAAGAATTAACTGATCAGGATGTTAGAAAAAGATTGTATGAAGAACAAAAAAACCAAATAGAGCAAGATATGGCTCCTTTTGGTTTCATTACTGATGGAATGGATGAGGATAGTTTTGTTGATGCGGAAGGTGATAGATGGCATACAGATGAGTATGGAGACCGTTCATATATGTGGGACTATATGTAAACCCTCAAAACAATAAATAATTTTTAGATTAATCTGAGAATCGGAGAAAAAAAGCATGGCGACTCCTCAATTATCTCCTGGTGTATTGACTAGAGAGGTTGACCTAACAGTAGGAAGAGCTGATAATGTATTGGATAACATCGGTGCAATTGCAGGTCCCTTTAGAATTGGACCAATCGACGACCCAATTGATATTACTACAGAGGAAGACCTTATAGGTGTATTCGGTAAACCACTATCAACTGATGCTCAATATGAGTATTGGATGAGTGCTGCCTCATACCTATCTTACGGAGGAGTTCTAAAAGTTGTTAGAACTGATAATACTAATTTAAACACTGCAAATGCTGGTGTTGGTATTGCTTCTACAACTACTTTGAAGATAAAGAACTATGATGATTATCAAAGTAATTATTCAGCTACAACAGCATATACCTATGGTGCTAAGAACCCTGGTTCTTGGGCAAATGGATTAAAAATTTGTCAAATTGATGACCTTGCTGACCAAACTATTGGTGTTACAACTGCTAGTTTAAGTAATCTTGGTGCTATTGTAGGAAACGGTGTTACAGTTGCTCTTTCTGGTGTAGTTATCCCTGGAGCAGGAACAACTTCAACATTTACTGGACACTTAAAGGGTATTATTACAGGTGTATCTACGGATGCAACTAATAGTGCTTCAACTTTTGATGTTAAGATTGTTTCCAGAGTATCTGGTACTACCGAAACTAAGATTGATTACAAAGAAGGAACTGAGTACGCATCAATTCTTACTACTGCTGTTGGCGATGCTGATGCCGCAAGTAAGATTTGGTTTGTAAACAACTCTGGTATTAATACTGGTGCTCCTAATCATACTAACGTTGCTATATCAACTGATGTAGTTACTGCAGTAGACTGGTATAATAACCAGACTTTAAATTTAGAAAATGCAACAGTTTATTGGAAGTCACTTGCACCAAAACCTGTTTCTAATGTTTATGCAACAGATAGAAATGGTGAAGGGGATGCAATGCATATTGCTGTTGTTGATGATTTTGGAACTATTACCGGAATTAAGGGTAATATCGTTGAGAAGCATGTTTCTCTTTCCAAAGCAGAAGATGCTATCTCCGCTGTAAATTCTCCACAAAAGGTTTACTACAAGCAGTATCTTGCAGATTTCTCTGATAATATTTGGGCAGGATATAACCCATCCAATGGACTTGATAGTTACTGGAATACAGAACCAATAGCAACTGGATTCTCAACAGACTTTATTAAGTATACAACTGCTCAAGGTCTATGGGGACAAAAAGCACAGGATAACACATTCTCTGCACTAGGAAATATTAGTTACTCTCTTGGTGGTGGTGAAGATTATTCTGCTGGAATTCCACAAGTTGGTTCAAACGGTGGAATGACTGCTACATTAGCAGACTTACAAACATCCTACAAACTCTTTGAGAATAAGGATGAAATCGCAGTTGATTATCTAATCATGGGTCCTGGTTTAGGTGCTAAGAACCTATCTCAGACTAAAGCAAATTATTTAATTTCTCTTGCTAATGGGAGAAAAGATTGTGTTGCAGTATGTGGTCCACATAGAGGAGACCTTGTAAATGTTACCAACACAACAACACAGACAACAAATCTAGTAAATTACTTTAGTCCACTTACTTCATCATCTTATGCAATATTTGATAGTGGATATAAGTACACTTACGATAGATTTAACAACGAATTTAGATACATTCCATGTAACGCAGACGTTGCTGGATTAATGTGTCGCACCAATATTGTTGCCTATCCTTGGTTCTCACCTGCTGGACAACAAAGAGGTATGATTAATAATGCTATTAAGTTAGCATATAATCCAACTAAGGATCAGAGAGATCAACTCTATCCACAAAGAGTTAACGCCATTATCACAAAACCAGGTACTGGTACAATGCTCTTTGGTGATAAGACTGGTCTTGCATATGCATCAGCATTCGACAGAATCAATGTTCGTCGCTTATTCCTCACTATTGAGCAAGCACTACAAAGATCTGCTGAAGCACAACTCTTTGAACTTAATGATGAACTAACTAGAGCAAACTTTAGAAACATTGTTGAACCTTATTTGCGCGATGTCGAAGCAAAACGTGGACTCTACGGATTCCTGGTTGTTTGCGACACCACAAATAATACTCCTGATGTTATTGATAACAATGAATTTAGAGCAGACATCTACCTGAAACCTGCCAAGTCTATCAACTATGTAACTCTTACATT